GAAAGGGTTTTGATACTTTTCTGGATTAAAGTTATCAATATATTGAAGACAGTTTTCAATACCATCACTAATCATATCTTCTTTATAAGTGTACCCAGAAAAGTTTGGTTTATGAGAAAGATTAACAGCAATTTTCATAAGACACTCACCGACATAATGTGGGACTCTGGGTCGAGTTAATCCATCTTCCCTTGCTTTAATAACACTATCTCGAAACACGATCATTGCCGCGAGAAAATCTGGATTGTTTACATAATGTCGCTTCTTTTTAGCAGCCATAATTAATGCACCTGAATGTTTGTGTTTGAGTATAATTCATAAAATGCGCTAGTTTCTTCTTCGGTGATTTCTTCATGCTCTTGATCTTCAATATCATTTTGAAAAGATAAATCATCCAAAACATCTAAAACCTCATGATAATAATCCACCATGTCTTTTGTTGGCGTTGCCGTAATCATAACATCGCGCATTTTAATTTCAAATTCGTTTTCTTTAACTAGCGGTATCCACTTTGAAGATCTAACGACAGAACCTCTTGGTGTATTTTTTACTTCAAATCGAATGGGATTATACACGTAAACATATTCCTCATCTGAGCTTTCAACATAACAAATAATATCTTCCCCACTAACTAATTTTAAATATACTACATCCATGGTGATATGTCAACCTTTTTTATAAGTTTATATTATAAATTTTATATTCAAATTCTTCTGAGTTATATATTTTAACTCGTTCAGCAAAATGATTGAGTGTGTAATTTATTTTGGTTTTGTGTCTGAGGTCGTCTGAGATGTCGAAAAGCACTGCTTTATCTTTCGCATCACCTTTACGTAACCCTCTGCCAATAGACTGAAGATTACGTATACGAGACTTAGTGGGAGAAGCAAAAATAATGTTATGAAGATTGCGGATATTAATCCCAGTACTGAAGGTTCCATACGACGCAATGATAATCGCGTTTGATTCATTCTCGGTAATGGCACGTATATTCTCTCTGGTATCGGCATCTGTTCCTCCATAAACGAAGAAGACTTTACGACCTTCTTCTGCTTTCTTTGATATAATATCATATAATATTTTACCATGTTTCTCAACGTATTGAAATAATAAAAGCGTATTGCCATTTAAAGATATGGTAAGGTTTCTAATAAATGTATTTCGACGATTATGACCTACAATGTAGTCAATTTCATCTTGATAATTCATTTTGCTAACCAGTTTTTTTTCTTCATCTTTATGTTTGAGTACAAGACATTTTATTTTAAAAGCAGAAAGATGATCAGCATCAATTAATTCTTTTGTTTTTACAAATTGTTTTGCCTTACCAAATAATCCTTCAAGCACCAACTTGTTAGTTTCAGTACCATCAAGTGTTCCTGTAAAACCAAATCTATATTTGCAATCAACAAGTTTTGTCATGATAGAAGTAAGAGATTTTGCTTTAAACTGATGGCACTCGTCTCCAATAACAACATCAAACTGAGCAAAATAATCTTTGCGCATTTTGTAAATTGATTGCCATGTAGAGACTACTACTGGGCGGTCTGTAGTTTTTTCCTCGCCCCCCATAATAATATGTATATCATCTTCGTGCATCCCATAGTCAATAAAGTCTGACCTCATCTGATGAACTAGCGATGTGGTAGGTACAATGAGAAGAGTTTTCTTTTGATAATATTCAGTAATCAAATAGATAATAAAAGATTTACCAGATGCAGTAGGTGATACAATTAACGAACGATTATTACGAATACAATGAACAAAAGCATCAGTTTGATAATCACGAGGGGTAAGTTTTAGTTTAAGATTTGAAATAAACTCTTTACCTTCATTAAGCGAAAGGTTTTCTTGAGCGTTTATTTCTTCACCAATTTTTATAGTATAGTCGCGTTCAAATGCAAAGTGTTCTACGTAAGGAAGAAGACCAAGATACAAATATTTGGTCATTGCATCGAAAAGTCTTACTTTGCCATCCCACATTCTATTTTTAAAAGCGGGCATAAATTTAGCACCAGGGACTGCAAAGGAAAAGAAGTCAACGAGTTCCTGCCGAATCACCGCTTCTGATTCAATTTGCATATACACTTCGTTCACTTTAGTAATAATTAATGTGTTGCTTTTCACGCTATTGTCAATCAAAAACTGTGGTTGATACTTCATTCATATTATTAGACATTATTCACTGTCCTTTTATAATATAGAGTCTATCCCCTCTTTCATTATCAATATTTTTATCATCATCCCAACCATCAAATATTTGAGCAATTAATTGATCCTGAGCATGATCCTCGTCAAAATCTCCCCATAATTCAAACATAGTTAATTGATTATTATTACTCATAATTACTCCTAACTACCATTTGTAAATCTAAGAAAATCAATACTATTTTTAATTACAAATCCACGAGTATTAATATTTTTCATAATCTCTTCAAGCACTTCGACCAACTCTGTCTGATATGCAATCTTTACATTTAATCCGACCATATCTGTGTCCGAATCCACATAGTAATTTATGTCAGATTTCAAACGCTTGAATGGGTAAGGCTCTCTGCCTAACTCAGCAAGATCCTCTGGGTTATTTAGATCGCCTCTATAATAATCTAGTAGTTTTTGATGAAGTTGTTTGTGTTTGAGTTTGAGACTGCGCAGTTTGAGTCTCTGTTCTGAAAAATGTTTTAAGTACTTGCCATGTAAGATAGGTGTGTTGATACTTTCACGAGAAAGCTCTGTCTCATCAATCTTCACATCTTCTTGCCACATATTGATAATATCTTCAAGTTTCACGTATATATCCTATTCTTACATTATTTAAATGACCTGATGCATTATATATTTTTTCTGATCGATCATTAGATATAAAAGTTTCATCAATCATGTGTTCATCACCTTTCCACAAAGGAATAATAGATGAACCTATTGATGCATCATGTAGTATATCATTGCCAGTTCGAAGGTGTATTTCAATTATCTTGTCACCCTTTGTCTCAATATTCAAGTGTTCAACATCTGATATATCTGTTACAAACTTAGGTAAAGCTATATCTATAGTATCTATTCTAGTCCATTTTTCAAATCTAGTCAAGTTCTTTTTTGAATTAATTCCTACCATAACATTAAATTGTTTCCACATTCCATTATTATATATATAATCAATGCTATAATGCTCGCCTTCAAAATACTCACACCAAAAATAACCAGGAGGGATAATACTATTGTTGATTATTTCATCGTTGTCTCTTACATCAATGTATTGTACAGTAGCTCCTATACCCATACCATATAGATTATACGTTGGGCGGATTACATAATTGTTAGATTTACTTATAGGAACACAGGCAGGACCAGCATCATATTTGAGTCTCAATGCTATATCCAGTTTATTGAATACCCATCTATAATTAGGGTACTTTAACCAACAATCAGTATCGTCTAAGCTTTTCATTGGGCACAGCCCTATTATACATGGTTTAGTATTTTAGACAACATATTTACGAGACTAATAGTTGTTCTACTGTAAATATTTTATAACGGAACATAACATCAGCTTCGAGATATTCAACGTCAGCTTGTGTTACATCAAAATTTAGTGGCGATAATGATAGTGGAAACATATCCTGGAAAGCAATTCGAATCCTAGGATTGTTATTAGAAGAAAGAAGTAGAATGCTACCGTCAGAAAAATTATTATGTTTTGCATATTGTTCAAATTTTTCTGGTTTAGCAAGTTCAATCATCCAGTTAAAAATCTCAAGATAGTTCGTCATGTTCTCATCTACACGAAAACGAAGTGTTAATGGTTCGTATGTAATTTTATCGCCTGGTCTTGGGAGTTGTGTGAATGGAGTTGGCTGAAGAACTTCTTGCATAGATATTGTTGGCAATGTTGCAGACTGGCAAAAATATTCTACATTTGGAGTGCGTGACAATAGGAATCTAAAACCGAGCGGTGATAAAAAGTTTACATTTTGTGTAAGCGTTGAAGTATCTAAACCAACTCCAATTTTAGGTATTAGTGCCATGATAATTCCTTTTGAAATACTGCTCTTTTATAACCTTTATCATCAGTCTCATATGTATATGCAACTGATATTTCTTTGATTACTGCGTCAATGTTATTTTTCCAATAATTTAAAAAATTGTGAACACGAGGAAGTTCTGGTGCATCATCTTCTGTTTGCCAAATAAATTCCTGAATTATATCTGTATAGTCTGGCATATAATATAACACATCAAGAGTCACTAAACTTTTGCGTATCCACATAGTTCACTCCATTATTGTTTCTCATACTATTTATAATCAAACAAAAGACAAAAAAAGAGGGTAGCTTTTTACGGCTACCCTCTAAGTTTAGGTATATTATTATTAAAGTATTACTTACATCAAGTTGGCGATTGCCATAATACGATAGTAGATGTTTTTCTGTTGGCTAGAAATAACACCGTTAGCACCAGTTGTTGCGAATGGGTTAGCAACAATGCCGTAACGAGTCTTAAAGCCAATTTTAGGTTGGAAGCTCTGCTCACCAACTGCACGAACCATTTGCAATGGAACGTATGGGCAATAGAACATACCAGCATCAAAAGCGCTTGCGCCTTTGTAACCGATTGTAGCATACTGGTTGCCAGAAGCGCTTGAGAAGTATGGGTCTACATAGACTTTCATACGACCGTTAAGAACACCAGCAAAAGTATTGCCCGTGTCATCAACATTCAAGTTTACGCTAAGAGCAGGAGTATAGTCAAGAACACCAGCCATTTGAAGAGCAGACGCAACGTCTGAACCACAAATCATGATGTTGCCTTTTCCGCGACGAGTGTCTTTAGCAATTTTATTTGCTTCACGCTCGATTTGGAAGACTAAACCTTTGAAACGCTCAACTGACCAACGACCGTTAGCATCGACATCGAGGTCGAAAGTACCAGGAGTTGTTGTATTTTCTTGAGCACCAGCAGTAGCTGTGTAGTTGATAGTACGAACAACTTCACGGTTGATCTCAGCAAGAATTTCAGCAGAAAGAATATTGCTTAA